AGATATCGATATACTTTTATTCATGTATCTATTTATAAAAAATCCCCTTTACTTCATAGGCGAAAGAGGCAAAGACCAATACGTTAGCCGTTACTCACAAACTCATTGAGTTCGCGGGCTTTTAAGACTATATCTTTATCACTCGGAAACGGCACAGGCTCGTAAGGAGCTGGAATCTCAGATTCAGTTTCGAGTGCACGTTGTGTTTTCACGTTGTAGTGTTCTTGTAATGCGTAATTATTTGCATTCCACTTTTCAACCAATAAGTCTTTTGACATATTCAAAATGTCTAGACGGATTTCAAATGGGTTTTTCTCTCTCATTGTGTGTGTGTCTTTCTGTGTTAGTATTATAAAATCCCCTTTACTTCATAGGCGAAAGAGGGAAAGACCAATAGGATTATTCTGCCAAAAATTCTGGCTTCGAATTGATAGAGAAACTCTTTGGCTTTTTCTCTTCTGGAATATTCTTTTCGAGATATACAGAGAGAATACCATCAATAAGAGCTACTTCTTTTACTTCGATATATTCACCGAGTGTGAACTTTTTATCGAATTTGCGTGTAGCAATACCCTTATGGATATATTCTTTATCACCATTTAGATCAACATCTTTAGATGCGATAGTGAGAATATTTTGATCTTGTTCAACTGTAAGATCTTTCTCACCGAAACCTGCAACAGCAATTGCAATTTCGAATTGGTCATCATTATGTCTCACTACATTGTGAGGTGGATAACCAGATGGTTGTGTGCTTTGTTTTTCGAGTCTATCAAAGATAGAATCGAGACCTACTGACCAAGTTGAGCCTGGCCATTGATATGTTGCTTTTGTCATTTATTTGTTCCTCCTATTAGGCAGGTTATGTATTGTGAGACCCCGAAGGCATCTCATTTAAAGTAACAGCGTGTTACTTTAAAAGTTTATATATTACTATTTATACGCCTTTAACGTTACCAATAGAATATTTTGATTCCAAATTCCACTCTCTTTTATCTTTATGAGAAATGATTTTAATGTGTCTTAATGTTGCTTTATCTTTTGCCTGATTTGGATTTACAATATTTAATAATCCCCAATCTGAGAGAAGAGTCGCTATTGAATTGCGTCTACAAACATCATCATGTGTTAAATTGGATGGCTTACCATCTAATAGGAAAAGTTCTTTAAAATGTACAATAAAATACATACCTTGCTTATGCAAAATATGACAACTTTGAAATAGGGTATTATACTCTTTCTTCGAAGATATACCTATTCGCGTCAGTGTTTCCTTAATTTTAAGGAAGTCATCTGGTTCTTCAAGAGAAATTTCTAGCATTTTACTAGGATCCCATTGTACTATTTCTTGGTCATTCATGTGTCTAATATTATAATTACATTGTTAAAGTATTATTTATAATATTAGACACTTTCGCTTATTATTTACCGCCTCTATCTAAACGTTTTCGTAGTTTCTTTAAATCATCTTTACTAAATAAAGAATACACATTTTCGGCCTTTTCCTTTGAATAGTTATATGCTTCTTGTATAGTTTGTAAATCAGTAGGATCTTTCATTTTTTTAGCCCATTTTGAGAAACGTTTCCTTGGACGAATAGCTGAACGAAGAAAATCGTACTGCATTTTAGCAGGAAGCTGATGACGAATATTAAGTTCGTTTACTAATAATACAGTATCATTGAACTGAGAAAACCCACGATTAATTATGAATGGAACATATTGTTTAGATGGAGTGTCAGGACTAACCATCTCTTCGCCTTCATATGCTTTACATTCCTTTAGTAGGTTTGGCTTATGTTCATTAATACTTTTAATGAAATCAAATGGTGTTAGTTTGTCGGCCATAGTTTTTCAAAGTAATAGTGTACGAATGTCATAACGATAGATAGAAAAATGCCAAATAGCGTAACGTGAAAATCACCAAACCATATACGTGCCATAAGTGTACACAATATAATTGACAATATTCTCCAAACAATTACCTTTGTAGTTACTTCCATTGTGATGATGCCATAATTTCAGTTAAGCACGCTACGATATTTAGTTCTCGATCACTTACAAATGCTGCTTTATATTGATAGTCAGCTAAGATAAGAATAATGCTTGGAATCGATTGGCCTTCAGCATAATCATATAAGCTATCGTAGATCTTACGAAATATCACAGCTGAATCAACATCAGAGTTGTTTGTTACCCAACTTCGCATACTCTTGAAGTCTTTTGTCTTTAAATGATTAATAAGCTGAGCAACGTTTTGATCTGACATATCTATAAGAATATCGGGTGTAATCTCACCAGAAGCTGAGTACCGTTGACATTCATTGAGAACACGTCTCCAATCAGGAGCATAGCGCATAATAAGATCAGCAATCACTTTGTTATTATACTTAATACCTTCTTTATCAAGAATCGCTTGAAGACGCTTCATAAATTGTCCAGCTAAACCAGCAAGTTGTTTCTTATTAGTATTAAACTCAATGACTGCGCAACGAGAATGAAGTGGTTCAATAATACGATTCTTAAAATTACACGTAAGAATGAATCTGCAGTTAGCACTAAACTCTTCAATAAATCCGCGTAGAGCTGGCTGAGTTGATTGCGCATTAAGATAGTCAGCTTCATCAAGAATAACCACCTTATATTTGCCACCTTGCAAAGAGACAGTTGAAGCAAATTGTTTAATCTTAGAACGAAGAACCTCAATTCCACTCTCTTCAGAGGAGTTGATTAAGAGATACTCTAAGTCTAACTCATTGCATAAGGCACGAGCAACTGTAGTCTTACCTAAACCAGCAGTGCCTGCTAATAGCATGTTATGCATCTCACCGTGTTTAACAATTTCGGTGAATGTATCCTTTAAAGATTGAGGAAGGATACAGTCTTCAATAGTATTTGGTCGATAACGTTCGACCCACAAAAATTCATTCATAATATATATTCTAACATTAATGTTTACGTTTGTAAACTCAAAAAAAAGTGAGCAGTTTATGACTTACTCAGGTCGGTGTATCTACTCAGAGGCAGCTTCAGCTTCTTCAGCTGGCGCGTCCTCACCCTCCTCGGAAGGTGCATGGAATTTTACGAATGCCGTAAGGCGATCACGCAATTGACCAACTGAGGATAGTTCTTCACCGCGGAAAGCTCCGCGAGTTGTGCATACATCAATTACTTGCAATGCTGCACTAAAATCAGCCAAGCTGATTTGTGGTTCTTGTGCTTCCGTTTCCGGAGTTTCTACTTGTACTTCTTCACTCATATGATTTAATATAGTTTTATTATTTTGTTACGCAACGGATGTCTTTTCAAGAGCGATCCAATATTCCACTGAATTGTTATTTATACATTTCCAGTGAGAAATTAATTTAGAACTTACAGCTACTTTATAATCTCCAGCAATAAGCTTTAGATTTGAGATAAGGAACTGATAGTCGAATGCAGCATCTGAATCATACGCTGCATCAAGTTCATACTGAAAAATATTCGAAGATGAGTTACTTGGATCCTTAACTTGTAGATATAGCTTAGAATCATTTGCATTTGTAGTGATTGATACTACAGGATGATTTAGTGCAGCGCCTGCTCTACGAATTTGATTAATGACTTCAGCTGATAGCTCAACATTTACTTCAGCTTCAGGCATATTAACTCTACGTTCAGGCGATGTAAGAATAGACTTATCTGCATAACGATATGTGAGAGATGTAAGAGATGACTTAATACTTACTGAAGAATCACCAAACTCAAACTCAGGATCTTCGATAAGAGACAACGCAGACAAGAATTCATTTAGATCATAAATGCCAATGTCCGTATCAAAGGATTCTGGAACCACACATGAGGCCATAATATTTTTAGCCTCTGCGATTGTTGCTAATACGTTACCCTTTTCGATAACGAGATTAGGATTAATAGCTGAAAAGTTCTTCAGCACATCTAATGTTTCTTTACTAATTTTCATAATGTATATTATACTTTGTTTTTGTTGGTTTGTAAATAATAATTTTCAACAAAGAACATCATACAACAAATCGCATGAGCTCCGTGGTGAATACCTGTTTCATCGTCATGTGTTTCGCCTTTCTTTAATGCCCAAAGGTGACGCTGAGCTGCAGCAAAATAACGATTATCAATGTTGTCAAGCTTTTTCCAATTGTCGCGTTCATACTTCTTTGCCCCAATTGTGAGTACCTTTACGACATCTTCTAAAGCATTAGGTGGAATCAAAGAGTAATCAGGTTTATTGTCGTCAAACTTAATTCCTCCTTTGGTAGATTTTTCCTTTGCAGATTCTGCTAATGCTGCCCACTCTTTTAGTTTTTCTTTAGTCATCGTATTAATAAAAATTTGCCTGCCTTTGAGGTTATGAGGCTCAAAGGCAGGACTTTTAGTTAGTTAGTTAGTTATGAATGTAATCTTCATTACAAATTTGCTTCATTATGTTGATTTACGAGATCTTGAGGGATTTCATCAAATTCATCAAATTCAACAACTTCACCATCTTCAGTCAATTGACTCTCGTCAATCTTAGTGTAAAGATCAAGGAATGCTGTACGTGTTTCTTCGTCGAAGCGGCTGATACACATTGAGATCGCTTTAGCTCGATCTTCAAAGATAGAGAACGTCTTAACGATGTGACATAGACGGCGAGTAGAGATGATCTCATCTACACCATCAGCATCAAAGGTCTTGCGTATAACGTTCGACCATGCGATTAGCTTATCGCAAAACTCTTCGGCTTCAACCCCGAACTTGCTCATGTGAGCCATCACGATCTTTTTCTCGATCATTGGAGATGGAAACTCTTGATCAATCGCACATACGAATCGTTCGAGGAATGCATCGTCAATGATAGAAGCTGCGGTGAATCGACCATCGTCAGAGCCACGACCTTTGGTATTTGCTGTGGCAATGACATTGAAGCCTTCAGCAGGAGTGATCACTTGTCCAGTTTTCTTGAGCAAAACTGGATTGCCTTCAAGAACACCTTGTAGACACATGATCTTGTTAGTCGCACGATCGATTTCGTCGATGAGTAAGAGGCAACCACGTTCCATCGCTTTGATGATTGGTCCTTTTTGGAAAACTGTCTCGCCATTGATAAGGCGAAAGCCACCGATCAAATCATCTTCGTCGGTTTCAGGTGAAATTTGTACTCGAACGTACTCGCGTTTTGCCTTAGCACACGCTTGCTCGATCATCATAGTCTTACCATTTCCAGAAAGACCAGAGACATACACTGGGAAGAAGAGCTTCGACTTGATTATCTTCATAATCGTGTTGTACTCTCCCCACTTGATGTATGTGGGATCTACCGATGGAACGTAAATCTCATCGTTAGCGACAGAAGCAACACCGCGAAGTTCGACGTGGTTTGCGATTGCTGTCGAAGGAGTAGGTTCTGCTGCAGGTGTTGGAGCAGAAGGTGCATCAAGAGTATAAACACCGCGAGAGAGTTTATACATTTTACGAATAACCTTGTAGGCATCGTTGTGGTCAATTCCAAGACCGCGTGCAATCTCGAGAATCTCTTGATTGCGGTAACTAAATTGCCCGCGAGATTTGAGGGCTTCTGTGAGGGATTTGTCTTTATTCATAATTTATACTAATTAACTGTTATAGATATATTATACCATATCTGAGGTATTTGTATACCTTTTTATATATCTGATAGGCAATGGTTTATGCACTTTGTATATAATAAGGTCCAAAATTTAAAAAATGTTAAGCAACCATTTCGGCGAACTTGGTGAGAATGATGCGGTTTTGGCGATTCTTAACATTGTGCTTTGCGAATGATTTAGCAAGTTGGTTCTGAGCGAGGCGATCATTCGCTACTGCGGTCTTATCAAAGCGAAACTCGCTTTCATCGATTTTGATATTGTCAGGAAGCAAGAAGTATGAATCATAACCTTTGCAATCGGTCGAATGGAAGAAACCATCCTTACTGTACTTTTTCATATTTTGCTTGAGAGCATCGTATCCACCCATCTCGCGAACTTTGTTTCTTATCGCTGGTTTTCCACTTGGAAGGAAGAAACCAATGAGAGTTGCTCCAGTAGCTTTCTTAAGAATTTCGGTAAGTTGACCAGTAGCACCATAGCGATTGGTTTCGTATTGCTTTCTGTTGACACTGAAGACAAGCTTCCTCGCCGTATATTTGCTACTTTGTGGCCAGCAGTGATGTGAATCGCCATCGCTAAGTATAACCACATTGGTTTTTTGAACTGCATGCTTTTTATTGAAATTCTTAACAAGAGTGTGAGCAGCGATTAAGGTGTGATCAAGAGGTGTGCCACCAAGTTGTTCGTACTTTGAAGTGAACTGATTAGCGATACAACGTCCAGAAAAAAGGATTTGGTATGCAACTGTTTTGAAAGCTTGTTCGTATTCTGCTTTCTTCATATCGCTTGAGAACAATTCAGCAATAACAACGTTTGACATATCGAACTCATTCTCGTTTTGCTTAATCCTATGATTGTTAAGAGAAGTGAATGAATAGACTTGAAATGGAATTCCAACCTTTTTACAGAACTGAATTAGATTAAGAGTGTGTTCTAACACATCTTTAAGAACTGCGCTCATTGAACCTGAGTAGTCAATAAAGAATATCATGCCGTGACTCTTAGCATCAGCCAAACGCATTGTGGTGCTGAAGATTTGATCATCGTACTTGTACTTATGCAAGTTATTTACATCAATGGTACCGTTACGAGACTCTTGAGCTCGTGAGTATTGAAATGATGCTTTACGACGCTCAAACTCGCGAGCTAATATAGAAGCTCTTTTGTTTATAAGCTTCTTTAGCTTGATGTAACGATCATTGTGAGTAGTATTTTGTCCATTCTCGTGTGGTGCACCAGTGGTAAACAAATCTTCGATTTTTGGACGTGCAGCTAAAACTTTGCGATAAGGAATAACACACTGATCGATTGTGCTTTTAAGTGGCATCAGAGCGATATCAATGCGACGATTATCAGCAGTGGTTTCTTCTTGAATATTGTTTTCGAAAGATTCGAGAGTTTCAGAAACATACTCTTCAGTAGAATCTTCGCTGACGTCAGCAGCATCACCAGCACCGTTAGTGTAAGTTGATTCGCCACTTGGATTTTCGTCATCGTCAGACTTAATGTTTTCAGACGATACTTCGTCACCACCTTCGTCACCTTCAGTAGATTCACCTTCAGCTTCTTCGCCGTCGTCAGAATCATCATCAGATTCTTGACCACTACCAGTAGAATCGAAACCTTCAGCTTCTTCAGTGTCGTCGCACGGTCTCCATTCCTCGCCTAGGTACTTACGTGCTTCCTCGATGCCTTCGTCACCTTCTTGATTGTCAGAAGGAGATTCGGTTGAGTCTTCTTCTTTTTTCTTGTTGGCTTCTTCAGCAATAAATTCTTTGATCTCGTGGTAAAGTTCGATCACCTCTTCGAAGGTTCCAGCCTTTAGGCACTTGTTGTAAATGGCAAGCTCTTCGTTAGACAAAGGAATGTCAACGTGAGGTCCAATTTTTGCATGAAGGTTGAGACGATCGAGAAAATTCAATTCGTCAATGTTCTTACCTTCGACCTTGAAGAAGTCACCTTCGACCAATTTCTTGTAAGCTCCATTGAAAATGCGAGGCATTCCAGCATACTTGAGTTTGATCAAACGCTCGATACGAATATCTTCAACAATATTAAGAATGTCAAAGTGAGAACGACCTTCGTCTTCAAGAAACTTCTCGAACTCTGCATGAGGTGTATACAATGCGTGTGAAACCTCGTGGCCTACAAGCATATCATATACAACCTTACCTTGATCTTTCCAAACTGGAAGACCAAGCACTCGATTTTTAACGTCGAAATATGCAGTTGACAATGACTTACTGTGAGTGACAGTAATATTCTCTGTAGCCAATAATTTGGCCAGAGAGGACTGATTTTGAAGATCTAATATATTTTCCATAAGGTCTAACTAACTGTTATAGATCTATTATACCACTTTTGGGGCAAATGTAAACCCGCAAAAAGCCGTTGACAGTCAGCTACTTAGAGAAAATTTAAAAAGTCTTAAACATAAATTCACAAAATTGACGATATCTCCTTAATCATGCTCTTATGTGAGCCGTATTTAAGAGTTACTCCATATTCATTTTTAAACTCTGTAGCTAGAGTGTTAACAAAATAAGCCCTAAATACATGGTCATCAGCCTGTCGAGGGTCTATTTCATCTCTTAGACGAATAAGAGCTATTAGATTATGGGCGATATCTTTCTTATACTGATCCATTTTTACGTATTCTACTAAAGTTATTTGCCTTCTCAAACTCTATTCTGCTAGGGAATTTGCCATCTAGAACATCTTTCTTATGAGATATGATAAACACATTGGTGTCTTTCTTTAGGCTATATAAGATCTTGAGGAGATTATCTACACCATCTACATCAAGAGATGAATCAAATGTCTCGTCAAGAATGAGGAGATTTGTGTTAGCAGAATTCTTCATCTTCGCGATTTGCCTCCATGCAAACAGCAATGCCAAGTCAATTCGAGATTTTTCGCCTTCTGAGAATGAAGCGTATGAAAATTCATCTCTATGGCGAGATTTGATAGTTTCGTTAAATGATTCATCTAAGTCAAACTTAACAAAGAAGTCCAAAATGTTGAGATACTTATTAATAAGTTTATTCATTACTGGAAGATATTGTCGAATAATCTTAGTTTTAATTCCAGTGTCTTTAAGCATCTCGCCAATCGCGTCATAATATGAACGAGTCTCGAGATGCGAAGACTTATGTTCTAATGCTTCTTCGTATTGCTCTTTTCTTTTATTTAAATCAGACTCTGCATTCTGTGTATCAGTTAGCTTATCGACACTATTGTTTTGGCTCTGAAGGTCTGACATTTGCTTATGCAAATTACTAATTAGATTTTGGTTAGATCTAATATCAGATAGAATATCTTGAATTTTATTATAAGCCTCGTTTACAGATTTGAACTTATCATTTGTGGTTTTAATTTGATTTTCCAATTGTATTAAACCATCATTTAACTCCTGAGCTTTTGTCTGTGCTTCTTCTTTTTTGATCTTCTTTACATCATCACTAATCAATTGGTCACATGTAGGGCAGCAATCGTTATCTTCAAAAAACCTTGCATCCTTTACAACCTTCTTAATATTTGTGTTGATTTGAATCTTATACTCATTCAGAGAGTTTTGTTTATCAATAGTAATGTTCTTTTCTTTTAAACGAGGTGGAGCAGCTTCATCATACTTAGATTGTAACTCGTCATTGCGATTTTTAAGAAGATCAATTTCTGTAGCGATTGACTCAATTTGCTTAAGAGCTTTAGTTGATTGTTGGATATCGATATTCTTTAGATCAGAGATGTGCTTCGCTTGAAGCGTGATCTGTTCTTTAATAATATTGATTTGTTGGTCTATATCAAGAATATCACTTTTCACCTTTGAGTGACGATCTTTAACAAGAGTATTCATCTTTGTAAAAATACCGATATCGAGAAGATCCTCAATAACGTTTCTGCGCTGATATGAAGGAAGCTGCATAAACGGTATAAAATTACCTGAACCGAGGACAACTACTTGATGAAACGACTTATGATTTAGTTTAAGAATATTTGACTCAAGAACCTTCTGATAATCGCGACTATGAGATTCTTGATTAATCAGAGTACCATTGTGATAAATCTCAAAGATGTTTGGCTTCATACCTCGAATAACACAATACTTATTTGATCCAATAGAAAACTTTACTTCAACTAATAACTTTTTATTATTAATGCTATTAATAAGCTGTGGCCGATTAATATTGCGGTGTGGCTTACCAAATAATGCATACGAAATAGCATCGAGCATTGTAGATTTGCCAGCACCGTTTGTACCTACTACTAAAGTAGCAGAATCGGCATTTAATGGTATAACTGTAGGTGTATCTCCTGTTGAGAGGAAATTCTTATATGATATAGATTCAAACGTTAGCATTATATAGATTCCATTTGTTGAGCTTCTACAAATAATTCTTGAAGCATGGTTTTAAGTTTATCAGATTCCAAATCAGATTCTAAAGAATCGACATAAGTATTAAGCAATGTAGGTGTATCGAATGTAGATACATCGTCGTCACTAATATTTTCTCCTGCATATTCATCAAAAGTTTCCACGATTTTGACTTCGAAGGGTTCATAAGATTGTATTCGGTCAATAAACTTGTCAAATTCATAAAGGTCTTTTTTAGAAACAACTACGATTTTTACGTATGTTCCATTAATATCTGTTTTGGTTATAGTTTCAGTTTCTAAATCATTATACACTATTCGGCGAAATAGTACATGCTTATTTCGTACAGCTAATAACTCTCTAGTCTCAGTATCTATAGTATGAAAGTACTTAGGATCTCCTGCATCTGACCAAGTCAATTCCATTTGGGTGCCAAGATAGTGGATATTACCTTTTGTAGATTTTGTGTGATAGTGGCCAGATAAGACCATCTCATAACGAGAGAAAAGACTTGAAGTTAGACCATGTGAAGAAACTGGTAAACCTTTACCCATCTCAAACCCTTTCAATTCTAGGTGTGAAACTAAAATAGATGATTTAGAAGTGGCGATGAATTCCATACATTGATCATGATTGTCTTGAGTCATCCATGGTAAGAAGCCAATACTTAGTCCATCAAAGTCTTTATCAATTGGATCTTCATGAATAATGATGCGATCAGAATACTGGCCAAGTATTTGTGTTAATGAGTTAAGCGAATTTGTGTTCTTATAATATACATCGTGATTGCCAGGTATAATGTCCATTGTCATATCGTACTCATATAGTTTAGAGACGAAAGTTTCGTATGCATGCTCAAGAACCTTATAATTTACATATTTGCGATGATCGAAAAAGTCACCTAAATGCAATACGCGTTTAATATCATTCTCAATGCAGTATGGAAAGAACACATCCGTAAAGAACTTGTCCGCATAATCCATAAATATTTGTGATCCATTCTTGACACCAAAGTGTGTATCATTCAATATTGCTAACTTACTCATAATTTAATTCTTCTTTCAAGTGTTTTGCTGCTCCAATTACTATAGATGGATAATCTTTTTTGGATAGAGCAAATCCAGTTCCAGCTTTAAGATCTTCTTTATTTATTAAGTATTTGTGGCGATGTTCAATTTTATCAAAATTATTTAATAGCCTCACACATAGAGTATCATATTCACTATCGCTAACAAGCGATTCGTCTTCGATATAATACATATAGCTTAGTATCAAATACCATTGGACTAAAAGATTATTATCATTCGGGATGCGACTAAAAAAAGAGCTCAATTCCACGTACTGATGGGGTATCCTTGTCTTCGTTCTTGATTTTCTTTTTGAATTCTTTAATAGCAGTATCTTTATCTTTAATAGATTGATTCTTAGAACGAATAGTATTAATGATATTTTCTGAGTCTGAATTTGGCATCTCTGAATCAAAATCAGCAAATGCATCTACACCTGCATAGGCAATGTATCTTTCTTTAATATCCTGTTGTTTCTTTTCTTTAGCAATGCGTCGAAGAAATGCAAAATATGAAATTTGTGTAAAGTATGCAAAGGCATTTGGCAATCCAGTACGTGTAGCCTTATCTACATTATAATTCATGATAGCCTTAATACAATTCTCGACTGCATCCATTACCATTTCTTCTCTATATGTGTATCCAATAAAGTTAGGCTTATGTGATAGACCATCGCTTATTTTTAAGAAACACCTACCAATATAATCAGTAATAATTGGTTCATCTTCTTTATTATCCCGAGATTCATTAACACTTCGGACATAATCAACGACTGCTTGGGAAAATTCCTTATTATTAACGTAATGCTCTTTTGCGCGACGTACTCTTTTATTTTTCATAATGTATATTATACTCTAATTAAGTAAAATTGTAAACAGCTAAATTAATTTAAATTATATGGGGTTTATTGGTTTACATATTACATACAAAGTGTTATAATTGGTATAATCAACCAACCAATACCTCAGTTAGCTAATTAGCTTTCCAATCCCATCGACATTCAGATGATTTATTCAATTTACTAAAGAAGTCATCTATTGAATCTAGATTATCAAGTTCATCATTATTATCTTGATTTAATAAGTCTTTATCAATATTACTGATATTGGTTATAAGTTTCTCATAAGCAATGTATTTTAAATAAAACGATATTAATATCTTTGATGTATTACTTCTAGATATTATAGTTGATGAATTCAATTCAATAATATCATCTTGATCGACCACAACCCATGGTCTTAGTTTAACAGTTGAACTATCTCTTATTAACTCAAGAGGATTAGCAATGTATATTGCTCCATTATTTTCATCTACATCTAATTCTTCAGCTATAAGATACGATCCATCAGATAGTCTATATGTGTATAGATTCTCTCCATACAATTCTTCATAAAAATCGTTCATTTCATTGGTACCTCATGTATGTTATAATTAAAACCTTCTTTAGCATAAATCTTAATTCTATTTATAGCATGAGAATGCGTATAGTTTTTATGTTTCTTCCAGCAGAGATTATCCGCTAAGTCATAAACTATTGTCCCCTGACCAGAATCTGATTTTCTTAACCCACGTCCAATAGACTGAAGAACTCTAATCTGTGATTTTGTTGGTGCTGCAAATATAATATTATGCAGATTTTTCACATTAATTCCAGTTGAGAATGTACCAACTGATGCCACGATAATTGCGCCTGTTTCCTTTTCTGTCAATTCTCTGATTCGTTCTCGTTCTTCGGCATTCACTTCTCCTGATACGAAAAACACACTTCGATCCTTTGCTCGATCGTTAATCATCTTATATAAAACCTTACCATGTTTGTTAACAAGATTGTAGAGCACAAGTGTATTACCGCTTTGGTCTAAAGTGAGATTTGTTATAAACTTATTTCGATATTCATATGAGACAATAAAATTGATTTCATCTTGGTACTTAGCTTTAGCCATTAACTTCTTAACATCATCTGGATAGTTAAGCACTAAAGACTCAATAGTTAAATCAGCTAATGTTTGCGAATCGATTAATTCCTTTGTTGACGTCACTTTGTATGTAGGACCAAAGTTTCCTTCTAATACTAACTCATTTACTTGCCCACCATCAAGGGTACCAGTTGTGCCAATTCTAAAATATGCTTTATTTAGCCGATTCATGATGGTGGTTAAGCTCTTTGCTTTAAACGTATGAGCCTCATCTCCAACAATCATTCCGTAAGATACAAACCAATCAAGAGGTAATTTAATAGCACTTTGCCATGTAGTAATGACAATACTGGCATCAATATTATATTTCTCTTTTCCAGAGTATATCTTATGAACATCTTCTTCAGTATCAAACTCTGGATCGTTAGTCGAGTAATCACTAAAATCCTTTGTCATTTGTTCAACTAGTGAAGTAGTAGGAACTACAATAAGAACCTTTCTATCCATATCCTTTGATAGGAAATAGCGTGATAGCATGTAGATGATAAGCGATTTGCCTGATCCAGTAGGAGACAGCAGAATAGCTCTTTGAGACTTAGTAGCCTTTTTAAATGCGTCTATTTGGTAATCTCTCGCTTGAATTACATTACCTCCAGAACAGAGTGGAAGATCTTGAATAAATTTGTCAAGCTCTTCATCAATAGCACTAAGTGTTGGCTTTATATCAGAATCAACAATAAGCTCGTAGTTTCTAGATTTTGCGAATTCTGCTACTCTACCCAATAGTCCAAACGGAAGTTGATGCGATCTCATATCAAACAACCGCACTTTTCCATCCCACATTTT